ACGGGGAAGTTAAACACTTAATAAATATAAACACTGGAACGGCAACTGTTACTATTACAAATAACAGTTCAACCAGAGATACCGTTGCTTTGACGAACGGTCAATCGGTAACACTCGCATACAGTACGTCTGCAAGTGAGTGGTTCGTAGTATCATCGAACGGCGCAACAATTTCATAGGACAAATAAATGGCTGCTATAGTAACTGACAAAATTAAAAAACTCTTTCTCGAAGATCTGTTCTCAGATTTCGATTCTTCATCTACCCGATACTATGCTGGTATTGGTCGTTCGGAGATCTGGAATTCGACAGATGCGACTGTAACTCCACAGAACCGTGAGAGAGATGAACGTGATGCACGAATGAATTTGCAATCTATCAAAAACATTACTGATAAGTCATTTGCGGTTCCTCGTTATAACTGGTCTTCTGGTACTCAGTATTCTGCGTATGATGATAATCATGTTGGTTATCCTCTACAACCATTCTATGTAATGAACAGTAACCAAGAAATTTATGTTTGTCTACAACAAGGTAAAGATGCAACTGGTACTCCAGTAAACTCTACTGAACAACCAACTGGTAATACAACTGGTACACCATTTACTACTTCAGACGGATATGTCTGGAAGTTCTTGTATTCTATTGGTGCGTTGAATGCCTCTAAATTCTTATCTTCTGCATATATGCCCGTTCAGTTTGTTGACTCAGATCAAGCAGCTTCTGTTGATGCAACTGCGGAACAAGTAGAACAACGTTCAGTAGAAGTAGCGGCTCGTGCTGGTGAGTTAGTAGGTGTTGCGGTAACGGCAGGTGGTACTGGATATACATCCACACCTACTGCAACAGTTATTGGTGACGGAACTGGTGCTGAGATTACTCCAGTCATTAGTGGTAATGCACTAGTAAACTTATTAATAAAACAAGACTCTGCTGGTAACCTTGGTGGTACTAATCCTAATGGATGGGCAACAGGTTCATTCCGTGGATCGGGTTATAATCGTGCTCAAGTAAAAATTACTGGTGTGGGTAACGGTGCAACAGGTCGTGCAATTATCGGGCCAAGTAAAGGTTTGGGTGCAGATCCTCGTGACGATCTCAAATCATCTGCGGTTATGTTTAATGCCAAGATTGACGGTAATGAAGGGGGAGATTTCTTACTAGGTGATAACACTTTCCGTCAAGTACTATTACTACGTAGTCCATTGGTTGCGGATTCAGACAACAGACCAGATGATCAATTATTTACTGAGTCAACTGGTAACGGATTAATTAAATTAGAATTGACTTCAACTAACGGTACATTCGTAGAAGATACCACTATTGAAGATCAATCAACTGGTGCAAAGGCGTATATCGATACTGTAGATTCTGTTAACGGATCTCTATTGACTGCACGTCTTCTAGTTCACCAAAACGAAACTACAGGTTTCACAAGTTTCACAGCAAGTAACTCTGTTACAGATCCAAGTGGTAACACAGGTATCGTATCACAACAACTTGCTGGAGAGTTCGATCCACATACTGGAGAACTCCTATATATTGATAACAGGGCGGCAGTAGACCGTTCCGCAGAACAAATCGAAGATTTAAAAATCGTCATACAACTTTAAGGTAAAAAGATGCCAACAACGTATACTGAACAAACATTTCCGTCAACTTATAAGGACGACTACGATAAGTCTAAGAACTATCATCGTATTCTCTTTAATAGTGGTAAGGCATTGCAGGCTCGTGAACTTACTCAGTTACAGACTGTTATCCAAAAAGAGATTACACAATTAGCAGGTAACCTATTTGAGGAAGGTGCGGCGATCACGCCTGGCTCATTCCGTTGTGATAACAAACTTGAGTTTGTCAAGATTGCGAGTAGCACACCTTTCCCATCTGATCCAACTACGTTGGAAGGTGTTGAGTTTTCAAGTTCAGATAATACGATTAAGTTTACTGTAGTTTCTGCCATAGCAGCTGAGAATGGCGATCCCGATACATTATACGTAGAATATACACAAGATTCAAACGGTAGTGAGACAGGTACTCGTGTAACAGCAGGAGACACATTAACAAGTACAGGTGGTGACTTTACACTAAATGTACAACAGATCAATACTACAACTAACCCAGCGGTTGGTTTAGGTTCATCGATTCAGGTTGACGAAGGACACTTCTTCGTACAAGGACGTATTGTATATTGTCCACCACAAAGATTAGTATTCCGTAAGTATTCTAACAATGCATCTTCACGTTTTGGTTTCACCATTACTCAAGACATTGTTACTGCGGACGATGACGTAACACTATTTGATAATCAAGGTGCAACACCTAATCTAACATCGCCTGGCGCTGATCGATATCGTATTCGTTTGGTACTGGCAGATGCACGTGTAGTCACAAAAGATAAAATCTTCATTCCAATCATTGAAGTATCTGGTGGTCAGATTGTATCTTCTGTTACTGCGAACTCAGGATTCAAATCAATCCGTGCAGAGATGGCGACACGTACTCACGAGACAGCTGGTGATTACATCAAACGTTATTTCCGTGCTTCGTTTGCACCTAACACCACATCTAATTTCAAATTAAAAGTAACGCCTGGTACTGCATATGTTAGAGGTTTCCGTATAAATAAAGATGCGGAAACAACTATCATTGTTGACAAACCACAAGAAACTTTATCACGAAATAATGACTCGATCACTATTGACTACGGTAACTATTTCTTGTATAGTAACGGTAAGGGTAAAATGCCCGACTTCACAACTTGTGAGGAATTAAATCTTCACAGTGGTGCGAACGTTACTGGATCGGTTATTGGTGTTACTCGTGTACGTGCATTGAATGAAGCGGGTGGTATAGCAGGACAGAAGAAACTTCATGTTTTCGCAACAACAATTACTTCAGCTGGATCAAGTATACGTGATATACAATCTATCTGTGCTAAAACAAGTCCTACTGCAAACTATCTAAACATTTACAGAGAGCCAGGCACAGGTATAACTAAAATGTATCGTACAGACAAACGACCATTGTTGTTTGATGCACCGATACGTAGACCTAAGATATTTTCGGATATCTCTCTTACAGTTGCAAAAAGAATCTCTCAAACACAGGCAGATGCTCAGGGTGAAGTTAGTGTTACTTCAAGTGCATCAGGTGATCTTACGAATGCTGGTAACTGGATAGTATCTTCTGCGGACAGTGATGTTGTAGCAGACACAACAGTATCTTTCGGTTCAACCACTTCTACAATTAGTGGTCTGGTTGATGGTACTGCATACGATGTATTATACTACGAAAAGATCAATAATGCAAGCCAAAAAGCAAAAGAATTACGTCCACATACAGTAACAAGAACACTAGATTCAGATGGAGACGGTACTAGGTTTATTAATCTAGGAAAGACTGACATCTATGAAATCACTCGTTGTACTGTAGATGATTCAGACGGTAAGAATGTATTGGGTGCATTTGGTATTGACAACGGTCAACGTGACACTCACTATGGTCTAGGTAAACTAGTCTATAAAGGTTCTGGATTAGATTCAGACGAACAACCAGTATATGTTAAAATGAAGTATTTCCATCACACTGGTGATGGTCATTTCTTTGGTGTTAATTCATATGACGGTCAGGTCACATATGGTAGTATACCAGTTCACCGTACAAATGGCAAGGTTATTTCATTAAGAGATGTTCTTGACTTCCGTCCTTCGGTAAACACTGCGGACGAAACATTCACAGGTGGTGATACACAAATATTTGGATTACCACAAGAAAACACTCTTGTAAATGCGGATGCAGAATACTACATGCCACGTCTTGACAAACTAGTATTGTCGAAGGGTGGTGAGTTACGTTACATCCAAGGTGTGTCATCAATGATGCCTAAGTATCCATCTACTCCAGTAGATTGTATCGATCTGTATAAGATCGAACTAGGTGCGAACACACTTCATACAAAAGATTTAAAAACTACTATCATTCCAAGACGTGGATACACGATGGAAGATATTGGTAAACTAGACAAACGTATCGACAAACTAGAAGAAGCTACAACACTTTCTTTGTTAGAACTTAATGCGACTAACGAAAGATTGTTTGACTCTTCTGGTAACGAACGTCTACACACAGGTTTCTTTGTTGACAACTTCAAGAATCAGAAGTTTGCGGACACCAAGAACCTAGAACATAGAGCGTCACATGATCCAACAAAAGGTCTTGTACGTCCACCTTACACATGTAAGACTATCCCATTAATCTTTGATTCTGCTCATAGTATCTCTAGTGGTGTGACTCAGAAAGGTGACAACGTGATGTTGGCTCACACTGAGAAACAGTATCTAGCACAGAACATGGCGTCTCAAACAATTAATGTTAACCCATTCCACGTTGAGAAAACATATGGTGATCTCGTATTATCACCTTCAAAAGATACTTGGAAGAACTTCGAACAGGATGCACCTACTATCATTGATGGTGGTACAGAGTTTGATGCATCTCAAGCACTTCTATGGAATGAACAAGAGTATGCATGGGGTGGTACAGATGTAAATGATCTACAAGTGGGTATGACTACAGATCCTCTTGTTTCACAATCATCTAACACAACTTTACTTGGTGAGAATACACGTCAAATCGGTCAAGAAGTTAGTATCGATTATGGTGATTGGGTAGAAGAAGGTTCTAACTCAACCACTACAAAACTATCAGAAACAACCAATGTTCTTGGTGTAGAGAATAATCAGGTCACTGGTGATATTGTTACACAAACAGAATTGACTCAGACTGAATATGTAGGTAAGAGAATCACTAAACCTATTTCACCTAAGTTCAGTGCGCCATTAGCGTTAAACGTAAAAGATGAAGTTATCATCACTTTCTCTTCAACATATAAGCATGTATTCCGTTGTAACGCACACAATGGTCGTATTAAAGTTTACAAACTAGAAAGTGGTGCTGCGGACGTTCCAGCAAACTGGACAGAGTTTGGTACTCAAAAGCAACGATTCGATGCTGGCGACAAGTTAATGATTAAAGGTGTCGGAACTGGTTCTGCACACGTTTACTTCTATCCAAAGAAAGATAGGTGGAAAAATGGCCCACGTTATGACGTTACTGTTGGTAGACAGAATACTACATCTGTAACTACAACTAACCAGTACGAGACAACAACTAACACTAGAACTACAAGTACTCAAGATGTAAGTGTTAACGAAACAGTAACTAACACTACTTACGGTAGAACAAATACTATCTCTACAGAGAATACGTATGAAACTACTCAAGAGTATAATACTGCAACCGAAACTACAAGTACTGTAAACCGTATTGCAAGTGAAAGTGTATTGTCTGAGGTAGTGGACAATCGTGAATTACAGATCATCCATATTCCTTGGATGCGTTCACGTAAAGTTTCTATTCGTGCAACTAACTTACGTCCTAATACACGTTACTTCCCATTCTTCAATAACACAGATGTAAGTCGTTTCTGTAAGACTAAGACTTTCTATAAGTCGTCTACTATTTCAGATCCGAACTACACTATTGCGGAGTCTGGTGCTAACATGGTTCCAGAAGTGGAACTACCACCATCAACCGAACACTCAGAAGGTTCTACTACCTTAACATCAGATGCAAATGGTGTATTGGAAGCTGAATTCGAGATTCCAAACTTGGTGAATCCACCTATGCGATTCCCTACTGGTACTGCGATATTCTCGTTGTTCGATATCAGTAAACCAGATGTAAGTAAATCACTTTCATACTGTGCTCAGTTCTATACCGCTTCAGGTGTGATCGAGAGTCTATCTGGTGAGTACACAATTACTAATACTCGTGTACTAGAGATTGTTGGTGGTCAAACAACTACAGTTAACAATGACAGATACACTACACAGACTGTATCTACTGACACTGTTGTAACTACAGAAACTCAACAGGATGTTAAGACCGAAACAACTCAAACACAGGTTTATGGCCCTGTAGAAACCACTACAGAAGTAACAGGTACAGGAACCCGACTGGTTGATACTAATACAACCTATGACTATGCACAGGCATCTGGTACTCAGACGATACAAGGTACTGCGAGTTATAGTACTGCCAAACCTTACTTGTTACCATATAATGAAGCTAAGGCAACTGGTTTAGATATTATCCAGTCACAAGGTCAAGTATTTAAGGATGAAGATCCGACTGCACAATCGTTCGAGGTACTAGATCCAAACGGTATCTTCTTAACTCGACTACGTTTATACTTTGCAGATAAACCAACATCATCGGACGATCAATATGGTGTAAGTATTGCGATTACCGAAGCACCTGCTGGTTACCCAGATCGTACACGAAGAGTGCCTGGATCTCTGGTTCAGTTAACACCAGCACAAGTTACTAAAGTACCAGAAGCCAATATTTCAAGTATGGTTGCAAACGGTACTGACTTTGTATTTGACGAACCAATCTTCTTGCAAGGTAATGGTGCGAACTACGCTATCATCGTTAGATCTAAGTCTATGAAGTATAAGATGTATATTTCTCAAGTAGAAGACTTCGTATTAGGTTCTACCGAAACTCGTGTTACTAAACAACCTACATTGGGATCACTATTCGTATCTCAGAACACAGACGTTTGGGAACCACGTGGTCAACAGGATCTTGCGTATGTAATGTATCGTGCAGACTTTGAAACTCAAGGTAATGCCTTCTTACATAACCGTAATGTTAGACCTACAACATTGGTTAAGAATCCAATCATGACACATTCAGGTAGTGATGAGATTACAATATACACAACTGGTCATGGTCTACGTAAAGGTGACAGAACAAGAGTATTTGGTTTAGATCCTAGTACTCGATACAACGGTATCTTAGGTTCAAATATCATGAGTAACTCTTCACCGTTCTATCGTGTGGTTACTTCGGTAGATGCGAACAGTATTAAGATAACAGCGGGTGAAGCTGCAACGGTATCAGGAAGAGTTGGTACAGGTAAAGTACGTCTACTACAACATATTCCATATGATGTGATTAGACCAGACTTTGATGTAGTTCAACCAGAGGCGACAAACTATACACTATCAGCCAAGATGACTTCGAACTCTTCGTTCGCTGATTCGGATGCTGGTCGTTACCTTGTAGATAATGCATTCCAGATCTTGCGTAACAAAACCAACACAACATTGGAAGTTCCTCATGCGGTATTCAACCAGTTTGAAGAAGTATCGGAAACTACTTTGATTGCAAACGATGAACACTCATTGACCGCACAGGTAACAATGACAACTACCGATAGACGTGTATCACCAGTATTAGACTTAGAAGCAACAGATATGAAGTTGACTGGTAACATTATTGATAACACTGATCCAAATATCGGTAATACTTATCTTGGTGGTGAAGTTACTAACAAACATATGTACATTGCAGAAGAACATTCACATGAAGGTACTGCACCTGCTAAACACGTAACAATACCTATCTCACTGGCTGAGACTGCGGTTGGTCTACGTGTATTGATGAGTGTTAACAGACCACCACAGACAGGTATCCAATTATATTGGAAGACATGTTCTAAGGACGATAACATCAATGATGTAGCGTGGGAATCTGCTGATACAATTAACGAGACTCCACCAGATAATAACAAGAATGCGTTCCGTGAGTATAGTTATCTGATTGGTGGACAAGGTGGATATATTGATCCTTTCCAGAAGTTCCAGTTGAAGATCGTATTCAACAGTTTGAACAATGCGAAAGTTCCTGTAATTAAAGATTTGAGGTGTATTGCCCTTGCAGACTAAGACTATGATACCAGTAGAGGGACACGGTGATTTAGCACGTGATCCCGAAACTGGGGCCGTGATGAATATAAATAGTGATAAGATAAGACAATCTCGTGAGAGAAAACGTATCGCTAGAGAGAGAATTAAAGAAGAACAAGAATTGAAGGCAAAAGTGGAAGGTTTAGAGAGTGATATCTCAGACATGAAAAATATGCTTTCGCAACTTATAGAGAAACTATAATGTCAAGAAAACCTATAGCAAATTTAGTAGATTCATTTAAACTCTTTGTTGACAAGTTCAACATATTGAGTAATAATGTTGGTGATCCTTCACAGTTAAATACTTATCAGGATAGTGATCTTGTAACAGTACTTAACGAGATTGAAGCTACATTCGATGCCTCTGCTGGTGAAATCATATATCCGAACGGACAAGACGGAGAAACTTCCACACACTTAAAGATTAGTACCAACCAATCTAGTGGTCAGGATATTGACATCGATGCTGGTCGAGACTTTCTTGTTGATGCGGTTGCGGATATTGAACTAACAGGTGTTAATTTTGAAGGTGATTATTCTGGAACCTACATCAATAAGGTTGACGGAACATCTCTAGATTCTGTTGGTGGATCAATCACTGTAACAGGTAACTCTACATACACTCTCACAACTGGTAGTAACTTTATTCAGAATACTACTGGTAATATCGACATGAGCGCATCTGGTAATTTCATTTTTGATGCACTTGGTGATATTACATTAGATGCAGACGGCAACCAATTCTACTTTAAGAATGGTGCTGGAGGGGACACGCAAACCCACACATTCTATGATGGTGGCAGTTACCATATACAAACACCAGACAATTATTCAATCGAAACACTTGGTTCTGGAACTATAACACTAGATGCATCAGGCGAAGACATCATCATGAAAGGTGGTGTTATCGATAATGCCGGTGGTGCGAGACCGTCTGTAACACACAATATTGCGACTGGTACTGGTGAGGCGGGCCAGTATACTATAACCGCACCTAGTGATGTTACTATTGATGCAGTAGGAGACATCATCCTTGATGCGGATGGTAATGACATCGTTCTCAGAAACGGTGGGGGCGGTGATTCTGCACAGATCAATCTTGCTGACAATGCAGATCTAACAATCACTGCACCAGACGATTTAGTAATAGATGCAGAAAACGATATTGTCCTAGATGCAAATGGGGCGAACGTAACTCTAAAACGAGATGGAACTACTCGTGTCAACTATATTTTAGATGCGACTAACACCATCGGAATCACTGGTAACTTAGATCAGAATGTTTCGGGTGATCACTCTGACAGTGCAAACGGAACATACCATATCGGTGCGACTGGAAACTTTGACATCAATACACTAGGAACGTTCGATATTGTATCTGGTGGTGCTTATGGTGTTACAACTGGTGCTTCTTTCACTCAAACAACTACTGGAACCGTAGGTATAAATGCAACTCAGGATATCACACTAAACACTAACGGTGATATTGTTCTGGATGCGGACGGTAACCATGTAAATATTAAGAACGGTGGTGGTAACGATACCGTAACTTTAGGTCTCGCAGACAATGGTCAATTCACCATTGGCGCACCAAGTCTTTTTACAATCGATGCAACTGGAGATATTGTTCTAGACGCTGGTGATAGTGACATTATATTCAAACGTAATGGTACTGAGTTCGCACGTCACAGAATGGGCGTAAGTGGTGCAGACCTATTCTACCGAATCGAATACTCTCAAGGTGGTATGGAACTCGATGCGGCTGGTGACATTACACTAGATGCGGCTGGTGACGATATCAAACTAAAAGATAACGGAGCAGAGTTTGGTAGATTCTCTCAC